AAGGCCCGTGTCCGTGGTGCCGGTGTTGATGAGGGTGAGCTCGCCGCCGACGAGGTACCCGGGGATCGTGAACGGCACGGTCAAGCCACGGCGGTAGGTGCCACCACCTACGAGGGCTGCGGTCCCGCTGATGGTCCAGGTCTTGCCCGTGGAGTCGACGAACGAGGTCGCTTTCACGTTCTGCGACGTGAAGTCCGGGTTGGCGACCACGGTCCCGCCGATGACGCTGCGGACTCTGGCGCCGCGGACGGTCCCGGTGAACCGGTCAAGGGCGCCGCCAGTGTGTGCCCCGATTTCGAGTAGTGCCGTACCGGCGAACACTGAGGTGGTGCCCGCGATGGTCTGCTGATCGAACTGGATCCATGGGCCGGTATCGGTGAGGCGGTAGGAGAACGTCACCACTCGCTGTCCGGCTCCGTTGTTCACATCCAGCGACCCGCGGACTCCCGCTGCTGTCGTGGGGACAGCGGTCGCGGAGCTGACGATCGACCGGCCTGCCGTGGTGCCGTCCGTGGACCACACCACCTGCACTTGGCCCGTACCCGACAGCCACAGCGCATAGGAGCGCTGGTTCCCGGTGCCCGTGTATTTCGAGACGAGCGCTTGGGTCGCGCCGGTAGCGAAGTTGTCGGCGTTGATGTCGGCTTCGATCTCGAAGTCCCCGGTGATGTCCAGGGCCGCGGTGTCTGGTGTAGACGCGTACGCGCCCGCGTCTCCGGGCAGGCGCAGACGTGTCGACGATGGCCGTGCGGTGAGGGTCAGGCCGCCCTGCTGCAGCGGTAGGCCCGCCGTCTGCGATGTCAAGGTCCCGGAGTAGATGCGCGGGTCCGAGGCCACGAACGCCGTCGACACGTACGTGTATCCGAGGCCGATGGCGCGCGTGTCGGGGTCGATGCCGCGGGGCCGCCCGAACATCACGAATTCGTCGGGGTCCTCATTGAGTCTGAACCTGAGTTCGGCGATCTCGCCGGTGGCGCCGACCGCGGCGAACGCGGCCGACATGTCCTGGATCGCGCGCCGCGCCGACGGGACATCCCGGTCGGCGCCGTTGGCGATCACCCGGATCGGGACGACCCGCTCGGCGAACCATTCCGCGCCGACCAGCGCCCCGTGCTCATACGGCCGGTCCTCGGACTGCGGGGTGCGGACCTGCGTGGAGAACGGGTTGAACTCGTCTTGGACGTCGAACCTCGTGCCCGCGCCCATGAGCAGGTCGCGGCCCGTCCCGACGAGGTGCACCTGGTCTTCGTTGAGTGCCATCAGGCGGCCGACCGGTAGGCGAGCTCGTCCATGGTCTGCGTGAAACTGAAGGTGTTGGTGTGGGCGTGCACGTTGACCTCCTGCCGCTCAACGACGGTGGACCCGAACCGGCGTCCGCCCTTGGAAGAAGGCGTGCCATCAGTAACGGCGGCGTAGGCGACGCGCTGGCCGCGCCACTGCGAGCCACCCGAGAGGATCTCGGCGCCGTACCATGACGCGGCTTCGCGGAGGATCGCCATGGACCGGGCGTAGTCGCCGCGCTTGGGAATGAACGCCTCCCCGCCGGTGGCGGGCTCGGCGAACGCGTACCGGGCCGGGTTCTGCGCGCTGTAGACCGCGGCGCTGACCAGACCGGACTCGGCGTGCGTGTAGAGACCGCCCCACCGGTTCGCCTGTGAAGCATTGCGACCGAACTCGTTCCGCGCTTGCTGGTTGATCGTCCGCAGGACGATGTCGACCGTGTTGCCGTGCAGGCCGTCGATGGCGTTCTGGAGGCCGTCGACCCCGTCCTCGGACTCCTCGATGCCCTGGATGATGCCTTCGGCGATCTGCTGCCCGGTCTGGTCACCACGCCGACCCCACAGCGCCACGACCTCCTTGAGCTCTTCGTCGGTCATGTCGGCCATGAGCGCGACCATCTCGGCGCCCTCGGGCCCCATGGCGGCGAGTTCGTTGATCATGCCGCCGACGCCGCGCGCGGCGAGCTCCTGCAGGTTTGCGGCCCACTGCTCCTGCGCTTCGGCCTGCTGCCGCAGTTGCTCGATGAACCCTTGGGTCGTGAGTTCCTGATTCTCCTCGAGCCCGGCCAGTCCTGCTTCGTAGGCGCCGAGGAGGTCGATGAAATCGCTCGCGGCGTCGGCCCAGGCCGCAAGCATGGTCGTGACCGCCTCCTCGGCGGTCTCGCCCTGGACTCCCATGAGCAGCTGCAGATGCTCCAGCTGTGTCGCATACGGGTTGACCGCGTCGGCGGCTTCCTGTGTCGCAGCGCTTGTTGTTTCGAGCGCTGACTGGTATTGCGGGAAGATCTCCACGAGTCGATCCATGGAGATGCCCTGCTTGTCAGCCTCCTCGGTGATCTTTTTCCAGATGGCGGCCGCAGCGTCAGGGTCGGTGGATTGGAGCTGCGTGAGGGCTGAGTCCATCGCTTCGACTCGCTCCGTTGCTTTTGCGAGCGAGCCGTCGAATTCCTTTGCGAAGGGAGCGAAGCCCTCGATCGTCGCGGCAAAACCACGGGTAAAGCCCTCATCCGAAGCCGACTCCAGAGCGCTTCCAAGATGCTCGAAGTCGTCACCCAGGATCCGGGCGGATTCACCTGCAACCTCACCGTCGAATGCCCACTTCTTCAGTCCAAGGCCAAGCGCTTCTACCTGCGGATTCAGGTTGGAGTTCATCGTTGCTGACAGCAGCAGCGATGCGGCTTGAATACCCGCGAGAACGCTGATTGCCCGGCCGCCGACCCGTCCGATCACGCCGAACCCTTGAGCTGCCTTGGTGCCGGCGGGACCGGTGGCGGCGAGCTGGGCGTTCATTTCCGCGAACTTCCCTTGGACACGGGTTGCCATACCGGCGGCCAGAGCCCCGGCTGCGACGAGAGCACCAATGACCACAACGGTGTTCGTCACTGGGGTAGGGATGGTGTTGAGCGTCTGCAGGAGCTCGGTGCCAGCGCGGGTGAGGATTCGCAGTCCGTCTGTCGCTCCGCCCGAGGACTGGATTGCCAGGCCTTCGAGGGCGGACGTCAGGTTGCCGATGTCGCCTTTGAGGGAGTCGATGCGCTTGGCGGCGGTCTCTGCGGCCACGCCCTGCTCGCTCACCTTGCCGATGTAGGACTGGATGCCGGCGGAGCCTTCGGCGAGGAGGATGTTCGCGCCCGCGATCGCTTCCTGTCCGAACAGGGTCGCCATGGCGGCGTTGCGCTGCTCGACCGACAGCGTGCCCAGGCCGGTCTCGAGCTCCCGGACGATGTCGACGGCGCCGACGACCTGCCCGTTGGCGTCGTAGATGGAGATGCCGAGCTCGTCCATCAACGTCTTGGCTTCCTTGGTGGGAGCCAAGAGCCGCAACAGCGTGGTCTTGAGGTTGGTGCCGGCCTCGGCGCCGGTGAGGGCCTGGTCGCCCATCGCCGAGAGGATGCCCACGGTCTCCTCGACCGACAAGCCCGCCTGCGCGGCCACTGTGCCGACGTTCTTGAGTGACTGCCCGAGGCCGGTGACGTCCGTGTTCGAGGCGTTCGCCGAGCCGGCGAGGGTGTCGGCGACCGAGGACATCTCGGATGCCTGGAGGTTGAACTGCTTCAACGTGGTCGAGGCGATCGCGGCCGCCTCGGCGAGCCCGATACCGCCTGCCGCTGCGAGGTTCAGCGCGCCGGTGAGGGCGCCGCCGGTGATCTGCGCGGCGGTCAGCCCCGCCTTCGACAGCTCCTCGATGGCTTGAGCGGCTTCGGTCGCGCTGAATTGCGTGCTCGCGCCCATGTCGATCGCGGCCTGTCGCAGCGAGGAAAACTCCTCGGCCGTGGCGTTCGAGACGGCGTTGACCTGCGCCATCTGGTGGTCGAACTCCATCGCGGTCTTGGCGGCGGCGGCGAACACGCCCCCGATCACCACACCGAACGCAATCGCGCCGTTCGCGACCGTGTCGAGGTCGCCCTTCCCTTGCGCCGCGGTCTCTTTCAGCTCGGTCCGGAAGTCGCGGGTCGTCTTCGCCGCGTCCTTCATGGACGTCGAGAACTCTTTCATGTTCGCGACGAACTTGACGGATACGGTGCGCACCGCGCCTCCTTCCCGTGCAGGTCAGAGAGCGAACCGTGGCGGCTGGTAGCGGACGCGGTGCATCAGCGAATGCGGGTGCGGGTCGTCCTTGTAGGCCTTCTCGGAGCGGGCGAGCGCGGCACACCGGTGACAGCGCAGCGGCTCCAACGCGACATAGGCGCCAGCGCCGGGGCCGCCGTCGTTGTCGGGGCTGGTGGTCTCCTCGAGGTCGCCGCCGCATTGGCCGCAGCGGGTGTCCCTCCAGTGCGCGAGCGCGAGCATCCACGCCTGTTCGGTCTCGGTCCATTCCGGTTCGCGCCGGGTGGTCGAGGAGACGAGGCGCCCGGCCTCGTCGTACTCGTACGTCGTTACGCTGGCTGGCTCCCAGCCTTCGAACCGTCGGCGGGAGATCCCGAGTCGTTCTGCCGCCTCGACCGGGTATCTCTCGTCAGGATCCTCGAGGCGACGGACGAGAAAGGGACGTCCACCAGGTTGCGGTTGAGGCGCCAGCATTTCTCGAAGAGCCGGTCGAACTGGGCGTCGGTGATGCTCTCGTACAGGAGGTCGGCCCAGTCCTCCTCGTCCATGGCCGGGTCGACCACGGAAGCGCGGATGAGTGCTTCGGGGAACGTGTCCCAGTTGTAGCCGACGTTCGCGTCCTCGGGGACGGGCTTGCCGTCCTTGCCTTTGCGGGGTTCGTGCTCGGCGAGGAGTTCCTTCCAGGTGATCTCGTCCTCGGGCGTTGTGGGGGTGCGCTGGCGGCGGAGGGCACGGATGGTGACCTCGATGTCGGCGTCGCTCATTTCCGTCTCGAGGGCGGTGATCTTGCGGGCGAGGGTCTTCAGCTTCGGGTCGGGGACGAGCATCGCCGTCGACCGGTTCGAGAGCTGTTCCAGCTCCTCGTTGAGGCGCATCCACTCCGACCGCTGCTCGCCGGGCAGGTGGATGCGCATCCGGTCTTCGGGGCGCTTCGCCGCGGCGAGCTTCTCCTTGACCGTCTTCGGTGGTTTCTTGGTGGTCCTGGTGTTGGACATGGGTGCTCCTGGCCGTGGGGCCTGGCCGTCGACATTGAAGGGACCCGCGCACCCCGGCCAGGTTGGTGCACGGGCCCCGGTCTAGGAGGCGACGACGACGGTGTCGCGCTTGGTGGCGCCGCGGACGAAGATTTTCTGCATGATCTTGAGGCGTTCGTTCGCGACGGGCGCCTGCTTGCGCTGGACCCCGCACTCGGCGGGGATGACGTCGCCGATGTCGCCGAGGGCCAGGGGCAGTTCGAAGTCCTGGCCGTAGCGGGCGTACACGTAGCCGAGTTCTTTGTGCCGCAGGGTCGACTGGGCCTTGTTGTCGGCGGCGGCGGGCTCCTGGCCCTGGTATACGTAGGTGATTTCCAGGGAGTCGGTGAAGCGCCCGGCGCGTTCGTAGTCCTGGCGCGAGCACAGCCGCGAGTCGGTGGAGACCTGCTCGTCGGTCGCCGGGGCCCAGCCGTCGGCGGTCAGGTAGCACGTCAGGTCGATGACGGTGCCCGCGGTGAGCTCGGTGAGTGTGGGCTCGGCGGGATCGGCGATGGTCGGGACCCACAGGACCAGCAGGGACCCGTCGGCCGGAATGGATGTTGGGAGGACGGCGTCGCTCATGCTGACTCCTTGGTGAGTTGTGGCCGGGGCTTGGACAGGCGCGCGAGGTCGCGGTGCGCCTTCATGGGGCGGGGGTGGGATCCGGGGCGCGGGGGTCGGGCGATCTCGCAGGCGCCGGTCGCGAGGTACGCGGCCGCAGCGGCTTCACTTGCGTCCCACTGGTGTCCGGTGGTGAGGCAGCGCAGGCGGATGTACACGGCGGCCCCCGATCGGTGGTTGTGGACGAATGACGGGGCCGTTACGGTGGGTCGATGACGAAGAAGACGTGGAAGATGCTCATGTGGGTCGGCATCGTGGTCGCGGTCGCCGGTGTTGTTGCTGCGGCCGTGGGGTTCTCGATGGACGAGACCTATCCCGAGGAAGTCCCGGGCTGGTCGATCACGGTCACCTGGATCGGGCTGGGTGTCATCGTCGCTGCGTCGATCGGCCTGGGGACTGTCAAGAAACGGTGACCGGGGCAGGCTCGGCCGTCATGCGGTAGTGCGCCCAGCTCATATAGGTGGGGCGGCCATCGAACAGGACGTCCTTGTTCTCCGCCACCGGCGCGGTCTCGCCCGGCAGTGCACGAAGGAACCCGCACGCCCAACCTTCAATGTCGGGGCGCTGGCCGATGAGCGCGGCCGCGACCTCGTCGAGCCCCCACAGGACCTCGTCGACGTCTCTGCCGCACGCCACGAACCGGGCGTCGTTGACCGCGGGGATCAGGTTCCCGGCGAGGTTCGCGATCAGCCCGGTTGCGGGGACCGGCCACTGCACGAGGTACGGGTACTCAAGGTCCTCGTTGGGGACCTGCACGCCGCCGTAGTAGTACTGCCAGGCCGGGACCCGGGCCTGCACCATCGCTTTGATGGCGTTCTGGAACGGCCGGGAGATCTGTGCCATCATGTGCCCGCCATGGGGTCGATGTTCTCCAGCGCCGCATAGAAGGTCGGTTCGACCTGGTCGGCGGCGGGGCCCATGTGCGGGCGCGGCGCCATTCGCTCGGTGCCGTTCTCGAGGTACCAGCCGTAGTTGGACTCCGGCCCGGTGGTGCCGACGGCGACGTCGGCGTTGGAGCCGATGAAGTCGGACGTGATCGAGTTGCGGTGGAAGCCGGTCAGTACAGGGGCGCCAGCTTTGCCGAGCGCTTCGGTCTCGAGGGTGGCCTTACGGACGGTGTTGCGGACCTGCTTGCGGGCGTACTGCGTGCCGACTTCGACGTCGCGCTCGAACCGGCGGATCTCGGAGTCGTCGACGCTGAACTCGGCCACCACGCCCCCTTAGATCTGTGTGGGAGGGACGCTGGCGCACACCAGGTCCCGTTCCCAGATCTGCGACCCGAAGCGGACGTCGTGCACCCACAGGGATTCGGCGGGAAGGCGCGGGTCGCCGGCGGTGGCGACGACGACCTCATCGTTGACGCGGATCTCCGGCGCCGAGGCGGGGAGCGCGACAACATAGGAGCGGATGACGACCTGGCGGCCGCCGATCTCTCGCGTGGTTTCTACGCCGTCGCGGACCACGCGCATCGGCGCGGCCCCGTCGACGCCGTACACGGTCACCGGCGGCGGGTACTCGGTCTTGCCGGTCGTCTCGTTGAAGACGCCCGGGGCGCTGTAGCGGCGGACGATGCCCGTCGCGGTCTGCGCGCCCTCGGCCACGGGCCGGTTCTGGGCCTCCCAGTCGTCGTGGAAGACCTTCGTGGTGGGGAATGGCATCACAGGCCGCCGAGGGTCCGGTACGGCGCGAGCGGGTCGAAGGTGATGACGTCGATCGCCCACGGGCCCTCATCGCCGTCCTGGTCGTCCTCGTCGCGCAGTTGCTTCGCCTGGGCGCGGAGCTCGGCGGCGACCGCGGGCCCGTCAGTCTGCAGGTCGAGGGTCCTGATCTTCTTGGAGATCAGGACCTCGGAGGTGGCGATCGCATCCAGCGCCCGCGCGGCCGCGCGCTTGACGCGCTGGGCCTCGATGGCGAGGTAGCCGTCGATCTGCGTGTCGTCGAGGAGGAAGTTTGCCTCGTCGACGTCGGCGATCAGCAGCCGGACCTGCCCTCGCGCGGAGGTGTAGTCGATCGCCACCTTCGGCTCCTACTCGCCGATGCTGTCGAGCTTGGCGAGGAGGGTCTTGCGGGGCTTCTCCCGCGCGTTCTCCGCCTCGATGGCGGCCAGCGCGCGTTCGATGTCGTCGCCGACCCACGCCAAGATCTCGTCGGCGGTGCCGTCCGGGACGTCCCCATCGAACGTCTCGGTCTCCTCGGCCGTCTGCTCGACGACCTGCACCTCATCGCCGGTGAGCGATTCGGCGGGCGCGGGCTCGCGCACCTCGACGGTCCCCTCGGGCACCGACGCCAGAGCAGGCTCCGAGACAGGCTCCCCGATGGAGCTGCCCGACCAGGCCGCGGCCTCTTCCTCGGTCGCGGGCCGGACGCCGCGCGTCTTCATGAACGGCCGCTGCAGGTACGCGATCTGGCCGGCCGTGACGGCCTCGAAGTGGTGGTCCTTGAACCGGACGCCGCACGTGGGGATGGACAGGTTGTCGTACTTCTCGGAGATGAACAGCATGGTGGTCGGACCTCCCGGCCGGTAGTCGTTGGCGTCGGGCAGGCGCAGCACCTGGCCCGTGAAGTCGATGGCGAGCGCCGAAGCGGCGGCGCCGATGAACTGGTGGGCGACGCGGCCGTTGTGTCCGCGGCCGGGCACGAGTGAGGGGGATTCGCGGTGGTCGACGAGCGAGGGCCACGGGTACCAGACGGGGATGTCGTTGGCCTCGAAGTACGTCGACATGCGCGAGTCGTAGTTCGGTATGGACTGTGCGTCCCCGGCGGCGACGACGGCCTCGACCATCGGGACCGGGAGGACGACGGCGACGCCCCAGTTGAGGCGGTCCATGACCAGCCACGAGGCGCCGTCGGCCTTGCGGACGTATTCGGCGACCATCTCCTTGTAGGGCCGGACCTTCCCGACGTACAGGCAGAGTGGGACGTCGCCGGGTGTGTGCGCGAGCGCGGCTTCGACGCCGGCGACGAGGTCATGCGGGATGACGGCGTCGTCTTGGATCACGAGGTGGTGGGTCGCGTCGGGGTCGTAGGCGAGGAGCGCGCGGCGGCCGGTGCCCCACCGTGAGTTCGAGCCGTCGTCCCAGACGACAGTGGCGGGCCGGTCGAGTGCGGCTTCGAGCTCGGGGATGAACGCGGCGCGGCGCGGGTGGCCATGATCGCCACCGACACGCGGATCATCGGGCGAACCCGTAGGTCGGGGTCTTCGCGAACCGGCCGAAGCACTTGTAGCCCTTCGGGAGCACGTCGGCGATCGCGCCTCGGTCGCCCTCGGCGTAGATCACCGGAGAGTGCTCCTTGATGAGGTCGGCGGCACCGACGAGGACCGACGCGGCGGCGCCCTCGACGTCGACCTTGATGAGCTTGACGTCGCTGGTGTAGAGCAGTTCGTCGAGTGTCATGATCGCGACCTGGTCAGCGTCGACCTGGCCGTTGTCCCTCTCGCGCTTGACGGCGCAGGTCCCCGAGTTCCCCTCGATCGCAGGAGGCGTGACGCGGCCCCAGCCGGGCCGAGCGCCAGCGGCGGCGTTGATGACCCGCACGAACGGGCGGCCCGGGTCGGGGAGGATGACGTCGTTCGCTTCGACGTTCCGGACGAGCTGCGCGAACGTGTCCGGGTTCGGTTCGAGCGCGATCACGTTGAGCCCCATCGCCAGCGCGAACCACAGAGCGTGGTTGCCGATGTGGGCGCCGACGTCGATCGCGGTCCCGGGCCCGTGGATGCGGTGGCGGGCGTCGTCGAGGAGGTCTTTCTCGTACCAGGTGCCGCGGGTGATGATCCGGCCGATGTGGTCGGTCTCGTCGACCTCGATGCGCGCAACCGGGGCTCCAGAGTGGGCGCGCCCGGCGGGGAGCGTGATGGTCTTCATCGGCGGGCCAGGGTGCGGCGGCGGTTCGCCCAGTGGTGCACGGCGATCGCGTCCGGCCACGGCCCGTGTTCGCGCGGCGTGCCGACGTCGGCGTACGAGTACGGGTAGAACAGGGCCTGGTCGAGCACGGTGAGCTCGTCGCGGTGGCGGCGCCACAGCCCGGTCAGGTACTGCGGGCCGGCCGAGACGTTCGGGCGCTGGCCGCGATGGTGCGCGACCGACGCGGGCAGGCCGGTGATGAGCCGGTCGATGAACGGGTGTGCGGGCTCGGCGCCGAGGACGGCGTTGTTGACCCACCGGTCCTGGGCTTCCCAGGCCGCGAACGCCTCAGTGCCCTCGATGAGGGTGTCGATCGGGGCGAGGCATTCGAAGTCGACGTCGACGTACACGCCGCCGAAGCTCCAGAGGATCTCGTAGCGGAGGACGTCGGCGCGGAACTGCCACACCGAGTGCTCGGGGACGAGCTCCTCGGCGCGGTTGTACAGGTCCCGGTTGCGCATCGCGGGAAGGTTGTCGTCGGTCCACCACCGGTACTCCCAGCCGGGATGATGCCGCCGCCACGTCTCCGTGTAGGCGGCATACTCGGTGGGGAGCGGGTCGGGGCCGACCCAGATCTGATGCAGGACAGGCGGAACCGTGTGACGCCGCCTGTCCTGCGGTGTCCCTGGCCGGTGGGACATGGTTAGGAGCCCGTACCGGTCGACGCGAGCGCCGACTTCGGGTCCATGAGCGTGCCGCCCATGACGTGCCGCACCTTCCACTCCACGCTGTCGGAGTCGAAGTCGCCGTCCGTGGGGTCGACCAGGCCGCCGCCGACGCGGGTGGCGTTGGGCGACTTCTGGAACAGCTCCGGGGCCTCGTGGCCGATCAGGCGACCGATCTCCATCGCCGGGCGGCCGGCGGTCGGGTTCGCGAACAGGTACCACGCGGTCGAGCCGGTGGTCTGGTCGATGATCGGCAGCCAGGGGTTGACGATCACGGACACGTCGTTGCGCATCCAGTTCGTCACCCGCAGCTGGTCGTTCTCGACGCCGTTCCCGCCGCCGGTCGCGGCGAGGATCTCGGTCGCGTTGATGATGTTGTTCGCAGCGACCTTCAGCGACGGGGGCACCACGAGGGTGACCGCGTCGATGTAGATCGGGTCGCCTTCGGTGTCGGTCTGCTCGCCGAGCATCCGCATGGCCTCCTGGAGGCCGGCGATGGTCAGCTGCACGTCGGTGAGGTTCGCGTTGCCCGCAGCGAAGAACGTCGAGTCGGGCCCGGTGCTCTTGGCGTACAGGCCGGTCGCGAACTTCTCCTCGGAGCGGCGCGCGGCCGTGCCGAGACGCTGCGGGATGGATGCGAACGCGTCGAGGTCGTCGTTGACCAGCGTCTCCCAGGAGAGGGGGACGCGGCGGCCGAACTTGCCGACCTTGTAGTCGTACTCGGCGTCCGACAGGGACGCGGCCGGGTACTCCGACTGCTCCCCGACGGGCTCCAGGACCGACTCGGCGCCGTCGAGCGTGTAGCGCTTCACGGTCCGGAAGTCGCGGACGCGGCCCTGGCGGGCCAGGGTCGTCCACTGGACGGGCATCGACTGGTAGGAGGCCAGCATCTGGCGGTCGATGATGTCGCCGAAGAGGAACGAGAAGTCCGACGTGGTCATGGCCTCCTGGAAGTCCAGGGCGGCCCGGCGGGAACCGCCGACGACCTTCTCGTACAGGTCCAGCGCCTCGATGAACGCCTTCTGGTAGCGCGGGTTGGCGCTGGCCTTGCGGGTGCGGCGCGACAGCGAGGTGCCGTCGCCTTCGTAGAGGGTCTTCTCCGACGCTTTGGAGCGAGCGAAGAAGGCGACCTCTTCAAGGGTTTCGTTACGTGCCATCTTCGGAAGCTCCTTACGGCTTGATGAGGACGCGGATGACGGTGGTCTCACCGCTGGTGACCGTGCCCAGCGCGTAGCCGAAGGCCGTGGAGCTGGTCGCGGTGTTGTTGAGGGTCAGCGAGGCGCCGGGCGCGGTGAGCGCGTAGACGCGGGAGCCGACGGTGATGTTGGAGCCGACCGCGGCCACGGGGAACTCGTGGACGCCGTTGGTTTTGACGGTGATCCGGGAGACCCCGTCGACACCGGTCTGCGGGTCGGTCTGGAGGACGACCGGGAGCGTGCCGACCAGCGCCGGGGCGCTGGAGACCTTGTTCGTGGCCCCGGTCGGGGTGGTGACTTCGGAGGCGAGGACGGTGAACTGGTCGCCGTAGTCGAAGATCTCGTTGGTTGCCATGAGCTATCGGCCCTTCGCAGCGAGGTTGGCGGTGGACTCGTTCAGGCCGAGCCGCTGGAAGCGGGCAGCGACGTCCTTGTCGAACGCCTCCTCGGTCATGACGTCGGGGTCGGAGAAGCCGAGCCCGGAGGGGCGGCCGACGCCCTGGGATTCCAGGAGCTGGCCGACGTAGGTCCGCTCGGCCTTGATGGAGGCGACGACGAGCGCTTCGAGCGCTTCGGTGTTGACCTGGCCGTCGTCGGTCATCGGGACGTTGCCGCGGACGGCGTTGTGCACGCGCGGCGCGATCGAGGCGTACATCGACTCGGGGACGCCGTTGGCTTCGTCGGCGAGGGCCTTGTCGACGGCGAGGCGGCCGGCCTCGTTGCCCTTGTAGGTGCGGGCCTCGGCGACCGCGGCGTCGCGCTGCGCTTCGGCGGTCCGCTGCGCGGACTGGGCTTCGGCGAGCGCGCCCGAGAGCGAGTTCGCGCGGGCGCGGAACTCCTCGAGCTGGGCGGCGACGATGGCCGCGGCCTCCTCGGTGACGGGGGCGCCGGTCTTGGTCCCCGCCTGGTCGGGCTTGGCGCCCTCTGCGGTTCCACTCATCGTGGACACTCCTTCGGTTGGGTGATTGGGTGCGGTCGACGGGGAGCCGTCCGCGTTGGCCGTCGCCTGCGAGGGCGAGTTCTGGAGGACCTGGTCGATCAGGTCCAGTTCGGTCGCCATCTCGGTGACCTCGATCGCCAGCGCCGCGGGGACGCCGGGCTGGGCTTCGGTGGCTGCTTCGGCAGGGGTGTCGACGGGGACGTACGTCGTCCGGCGGGCGACTTCGGTGGGTTCGCCGGTGAGGGCGATGCCGTTCTCGTCGGTGTAGGACTGCCGCCACGTCTTGCCTGCGTTGGCGTAGATGACGTACGCCTCATCAGGGTCGAAGTCGTGAATCCAGGGGCCGCCGTATTCGTCGTCGTCCTCGTCGGGGTGTGCGGCGGCGACCGCCCGCTGGAGGCGGGCGCGGGTGTCGTCGGCGAGCGCTTCGGCGGCGGGCTGCTCGCCGTCGGGCGCGTCGTCCCACAGGCCGCGCTTGAACAGCTGCGGGGCGTCGGCTTCGACGCGCGCGGTCCAGGCCTGCAGGCCGTCGCCGATCGCAGAGGAGAGGGTGATGCGCTCCTCGCGGGTGAGGCGGCCGTCGCCGTACATGTCGTCGGCGTAGGAGGTGAGCGTGAGGTGCAGGCGCGATTCCAGCCAGGTGCCGAGCGTGCGGGCTTCGGCGGCCTTGCCCTGTTGGAGGGATTCGAGGATGTTGAGGATCGCGCCGCCGGCGGCCGGGCGGGTTACGAAGTCAACGGACCGGCCCTGCTCGATGGAGGAGACGATGTTGCCGCGGCGCCCGCCCACCTCGCCGTGCTCGGCGAGGACGTAGGCGCGGATGGACATGCCGATGACCGAGAGGCCCTCTTCGGCTTCGGCTTTCGCCATGTCCATGAGCGGGCCCCGCCACGGCTCGAACAGGCGCGTCCAGGCGACGAGCGACTGGGACTCCTCATCCCAGTGGGCGTCCTCGGTCTGGATTGCGGCGAGTTTCTCCACCGACCCGGCGGGGCGGGCGTAGTCCTCTTCTTCGGTGGCGTGGTCGATGAACGCCTGCGTGCCGCGCGGCCACGCGGTGGCGCCGTCCCTCTTGAGGACTTCGGCCGGGTAGTAGTTCCCGTTGAGGGACCAGCCGGCCTTGATGAGGCGCACGAGCATCCGGCCCGGTTTCGCGGCGCTGACTTCGGCGACGCCGGCCTCGGTGATGGTGGTGCGCTCGGGGGCGGCGACGGACTCGCTGACGTAGCGGCGCTGCGGTTCGATGCGGGTTCGCTTACGCGACACGGTGAACCTCCTGTGATTGCTGGTTGCGGTCGGCGAGCACGCGGAGGTCCCGCACGGTGGTGGGCTGGTTGGAGCGGCGCCATTGCGGGGTGTCGCGCCAGGTGGCGAGCTGCCCCCAGGTGACGGCGCCGGAGCGGTACAGGTCGAGGCGACCAGGCCCGAAGATGGCGAGCTGATCGGCGGCCGAGAGCTTGTTGAACGTCTTCTCGCCGTCGGGGAGGACCGAGGGCGGTTCGGGGGCGGTGATCCCGAGTTCTTTCCAAGACGCGAGCTTCGGCAGGCGGGTGCAGCGGCCGCGCGGGTGGTCGTCGGGGCCGGGCTCGGTGACGGGGTGGACGCTGCCGTGCCGGGCCCAGCAGGCGACGCAGGTGCGCTTGTCGAGGCGGGCGTACCACTGCCAGGCGGTGACGAGGTCGGCATTGGCGCGGTGGATGTAGGCGGAGGCGGCCCGGTAGGCGTCGAGCATCTCGGTGCGGGCGATGACCTGTGCGCGGGTAAGGCCGCCGTTGAACGCGCCCTCGACCCGGTTGACGATGTCGCGGGCCACGGTGAGCGGGTTGTCGCCGACGATGATGCCTTCGACCAGGGCCGCCCTCATGGCGGCGACGGCCTCATCGGAGAGCGGGATCGTGTCGGCGTGGATCCGCTCCTGTGCGCGGGCGATGATCGCTGCCAGCGCCGAGGGGGCGAAGCGTCCGGCGACGATCCCGGCGATGACGGCCGGGCCGAGGAGGTCGGCGGCGGTCGGGGGCGGGACCATGCCGCCGTCGGTCACATCCGGCTCGTCGGCTTCGGCGAGGCGGCGCAGGACGTGCGCGGTGAGCGCTTCGGTCTTCGTCTCGGGCGCTTGGGAGCCGATGATGCGCGGCTCGTACTCGCCGTCGGCCTCGACCACGCGCGCGGTCGCGGCGCTGGCAGTCCGGTCGGTCTCGGCCGCGAGCGCGGTGAGCGCCTTCGAGGAGGCCTCGAGCGCGCCCATCGCGGTCTCGTTGCGGGCGATCTGGTGGACGTTCGGCCAGCGCCCATCCTTGACGGCGAGCGCGGCGAGCTGGGTGGCGGCGGATGACCAGGCGGGGGCGAGGCGGTCCCAGGCGGTCACCCACTTGGCGGTGAGGTGCCGGTCGGCGCCGTCGGCTTCGGTGCCGATGGCGGTGCGGAGCTTGCGGGTGAGGGCGAGGGTGGAGCGGGTGACGGCCATCGCCTACCCGTCCTCGTCCTCGTCCTCCTCATCGGAGGCCGGTTCCTCCTCGGCGTCGCCTTCGTTAGGAGGATCGTCGTCTTCCATGGGGCCGGGTCCGGCGTCGGTGGGGTCTTGGCCGGCGCGGGCGAGCGCGGCGGCTTCGGCCCCGGGTCCCATTGGCGGGGCTTGGGGCCACAGGAAGGTCCCGTCGTCGTCGACCATGGTCTCGACGAGCTCGTCGACGTCGCGGACGCCGAGGGCGGTGAGGACCATGCGGAGGGTCTGCTCGGGCGGGACGGTGCCGGTGCCGTGCGCCTCGACGATGGCCTTGACGATCGTGGCGACGTCGGTGTCGGTGAGGTCGGGCCAGTCGATGTCGACCTGGGTGGTGGTGTCGCCGTCGAGGGTGACGACTTCCTGATCGGAGTAGGGGTCGCGGGTGATCGTCCCGGACAGGGGGCCTTGCGGGGCGCGGACGGCCTCGGTGATGACGTGCGTGATGATGCGCCGCAGCGTCGCCGTCCACAGTTCGCGGCGCTGGCCCATCTCGAGTTCGGTGGGCTTGTCGAGGGTTTCGGCGGTGGCGCGGGCGCCGGTGGTGCCCGGGTCGCCCAGGAGCATGGTGACGGGGACGCCGAGCGCCGCGGCGACCATCGCGGCGAGCGGCCGCCCGGAGTCGGCGTCGAGGGTGGCCCCGGTCTTGGGGATCGCCTCGAGCATCTGGTCGACGGGGGTGACGGCGGTGGCGCCGACATCGAGGGCGCGGCCGGTGGCCGAGTCGCGGGGGGCCGCGGCGGCGAGCGCCTGCCGTGCCTGCGCCCGAGCGGAGCCCTTGGAGGTGAGCCGCCACGCGAACTTCGCGAGGGACTTCATGAGCGTCGCCCAGTCCTCGAGGAACGTCTTGTAGGCGCGGGCCCAGTCGATCGCGGCATACGCGTCGGGGATGCCCCGGTGCCAGTGCATCGGCCGGTTCGCAGCGGTCTGAACGACCGGGGCGTCCCAACGGATCGGGAGGCCTGCGTACGTCGGGTACCGGCGGGACGGCCGGTAGTCGAGCGAGGGGTACAGCTCCTCGCGGATGTCGTTGTGCTGTGTCCCGTTGCCGTCGTACGCCATTTGGACCCAGCGGCGGCGGAAGAACCACGGCTCGCCGTTGTCGTCGGGGTTGCAGATGACCTCGACGATCTCGTCGCACGGCAGCGACCGGACCTGGACGCGGCCTGTGCGCGGCGACGTGAAGAGGGCGTGCATGGTCTCGCCGTCGGTGAACAGCGCGTGCTCGTTCTGGTCGCGGGCCTCGGCGCCGGTGAGCGCCCGGAGGGTGCCGGGGTCGTTGAGGAACGCGGCGACGACCTTCTGGACGTCCTGCTCGCCGGGCCGCTTCCCGTTGGCGCGCGCGGTGATCTCGACACCCGAGCCCCACACGTACGCCGAGCGGAGCCCCGCACCGCGCTTAAGCAGCGGGTTCTTGAGCGTGAACAGGCGGCAGATCGCGCGGAGCTGCACCATGCCCTCGGCGGAGAACTCCTGCTGTGCGTAGGCAACGAAGGAGACCCAGCCGGGGTCGTTGAGCTGCCGTTCGAGGTCGACGACGGACTCCTGCAGGAGCACGGCGTTGTTCCGCTCGATCGACAGCTGCTCTTCGACGGGGCCGACGATGCGGGCCCGCACAGATTCGACGATGTTGCGGACGGGGGCGGGAAGGCGCACGCTCGCCCCCTTGTTGAGTTCAGGCCCTGCTCACTTGGCGGCGGGGCACAATGAGCGGATGAACTGGCTGGAGTTCTTTTCGACCCTCATCGGTGATCTGGTCTGGCCCGTCGTGGTCGTGATCGCGCTCGTTATCTTCAGAGGCACGATCAGCTCTGCCATTGCGAAACTGCTTGCGAAAACATCGGGCAAACTCGCGGTAGCGGGCATTGCCACCGCGGAGTGGAACGGCAACTCTGAGGAGGTCGAGGAGGCAATGCCGGACGTTGCTGGCGAACTGGACCGTGCCTCGATCACGTTGGGGCCGACTGACATCCACTACGAACCAGTCGAGTTCGCGCCCGAGGCCGGGTCAGAGCAGAGCCGACAATATGTACTGGAGAGGCTGCGGGAGCTCGAGGACTTCCTGCGTCAAATACTCCTTGACCGGGGTGTCTCCGAGGCAAGAGTGGGTCAGGCGCGGCTGTATCGGCTGACGGTCATCGGAAAGAGCGAGGGCCTCATCGATGAGGCCCTGAACCAGGCGCTACGCCACATTGCCAAGCTCGGACAGTTCGCTGAGTCGCGTGCAGTCCCTGTAACGGTCGAGCGTGGGGAGCAGTTTGCCTCGTACGTCCAGGCAGCCTTGAGCCAACTCGAAGGCATGAAGGGGCATGCGGTCAATACAGGCTGATGGACTGCTCGGATTCCTCGTCCTCGTGTACCTCATCGTCCCAGACGAGCGGGTTGATCAGGAGCCTGTTGAGCGCCTGCGACATCGCGTCGACCCGGTCGTCGTGCTTCGCGCGCGGGAACCCGACGGCTTCCTCAATGAGCTCGCCGACCCACGGGGCGAGGTCGACGTCGGGGACGTGGACGTTCCCCGCTTCGATCAGCGGCGAGACGGCGGCTGCACGGCCGACCTTGGAGCCTTCGGGTTCGACGGGGATCAGGCCACCGACGGTCTTGCGGAGCATGTTGATCACCGCGGTGCCGTTCGCTTTGTCCTCGACGTACTTGGCGGTGGCCTGCGGCCAGCGCGCCGCGAGCGTCCGAACGGCCGACAAGGTGCCGACGAAGTCCATGTGCCCGTGGGTCTGGTCGAGCAGCCAGGCGTCGACGCCGCGGCGGCCCCAGATCTGCCCGCACACGTAGTCGGAGCCGTCGGTGCCCTTGAACGCCATGTCCCATGAGGCGATGACCTCGTCGAAGCCGAGGGCGAGCCGGGTGCCGTCGGCCTGCTCGATCCACTGGGGCTGGTCGTAGGCGTTCGAGGTGAACCAGCTGCGCTGGAACACGTTGCCGCTCGCCGGTGTCGGGCGGCCCTGGAAGAGGGCGAGCCATGCGCGGGCGCCCACTTCGCGCTCACGCTGCTCCCACTGCTCGCGGGTGCGGCCGCGCGCCGAGACCATGTACTCGCCGGGTTCGCGCCCGAGCGGGTCGGTCTCGCCGATGCCGGGGTTGTGGTCGGCAAGGGCGGGGATGTTGACCACGCGCCAGTCGATGCCGTCGTCGCGGTCCTGCAGCCACCCGGTGAGGTCGTCGTGGCGCCACCTGGTTTGGATGATGACGACGGCGACGCCGGGGCCGAGCCGGGGGACGGCGACCTCGGTCCACCAGTCCTGGACGGTTTCCTGCCAGGCCTCGGAGTCGGCCTGTTCGCCGTTCTTGTACGGGTCATCGACCAGGAGCAGGTCGACGGGCCTCGAGGTGAGCGATCCCGCGACGCCGACGCAGTAGACAGAGCCGTCGTGGCCGGCGAGTTTCCATTCGTGGGCGGCAGAGGAGTTCGGGTCGACTGAGATCCCGAGTGTCCCGGCGTGGTCGGTGATGTCGTCCCTGATGCGCCTGCCCCATCGGCGGGCGACACCGTGGGCGTAGGACACGATGGCGATCCGCAGCCACGGGTAGCGGGCGAGCATCCATGTCGGGAACCGGCGGGAGATCCGCTCGGACTTGCCTTCTTGCGGGGCCATGGAGATCATGAGCCGCGTGCAGCGCCCCTCGGCGACGTCGACCAGCGCCTGGTCGATGAGATCGAGGGCGGGGGTTTGGTTGGTGCGGGGGTCCAGGGCCAGCGCCATCGAACCGGGCGTGTCCCAAGGGACGTCGCGGGGGATGTTCGGTTCGAAGATCCGCGCGGCGACCTCGAAGGCGTTGAGGGTGTCCATCACCCTCTCCTGGCCGCTAGTTGAGGCTGACCGAGACCGCGCGCAGGTTCTCGGCGACGACGCGCGGCGCCAGGGCGGCTTGCTCGGGGGTGAGCTGCAGGTCGCCGAGGATGGACTTGATGACGCCGGCGAGGAGCGCGCCCTGCTGCTCGGCGAGCTTCACGCGGCGTTCCTCGACGCCCGCGTTGAGCGCGGCCTTGGAGACGTCGACGAGGTGCTTCCGCTCGGCCTGCCAGAGCTGCACCCAGATGTTGACGGCCGCGGCGTACGTGGAGTTGGTGCCCTTCCACTCGCCCGAGCCGATCTCGTTCTCCTCGGTCTGGCCCCACACGATCTCGTCGGCCGAGAGCTGCTGCACCTGCTGGTGCAGCCAGTCGACGGCGCCGGCGGTGCGGTAGACCTCCTCGAGGAGGGCGTCGCGGGGGTTGATCTCGCGGGGGAGACCGAAGTTCTCGACGGCGCGGATCGCTTCGGCTTCGGCGAGGCGTTTTTCGGCGGCGGCGAGCGCGCGCGGTGCGCGGCCGCCGTGGGTGCCGCACACGTTCTGGCCGCGCATGGGTGGCTTTTTGCACTGCTCGCCGGACTGGGAGGACCGGGCTTTGCAGCGGCGGGGCTCGGGAGGTGTCTCCGGGGGAACCATGTAGACACCTCCCGAGCGGGTGTAAGGACTGGGCTAGACCGCTGTGGTCATGGTGGGGAAGGCGAAGCCGAGGAGCGCGACGCCAGCGCCGAGGAGTCCGAGGTTCACGCGGACCGGGGGACCGAACGCGGCGGTGATGATGAGGACGATGGCGACGAAGTACAGCAGTGCTTGGACCATGGGGGCTCCTTCGTGGGTAAGTGCCACTCCAGGGCTTCGAACCCTGGTACCCGAAGGTGCAGGCGCGCTTTCCTGCCCCGACTACCGGTGCCGGGAAAGTGGCGTGACCTATGCGGACGGAGGTGTCTCCAGGCCGTCAAGGATGGGGATGACGATCTGGTGGGAGACGAGCGTGTCGCTGTCGATGATCGGGTAACCGTCGCTGTCGAAGGCTGGGATCTCTGCACGGATGCAGTCGTGGTGGAATTCGAGGCTCCGGACCACGTCGGGGTCGATGCCGAGTGTCTGGATGAGGGCACAGACAAGTTCGCGGCTGATGGAAGACGGTATGCCGGTGGCGGTCACCGTGGGTTTCGCGATCATGCTGCGACAAGCTCCTTCGTGCGGTGGCGCCCGGGTGACTTCGGGTTGCGGCGGGTGTCGCGTTCGGCGTCGAGGAGGTCAACCCACCGGTACCGGGCGGATCGGCGGGGTCCGTTGTGGTCGACCGCTTCGAGCTTGCGGTGCTCGCGCTGCAACCTGCCTTGCTCGTCCAAGATGGCCTTGCCGTTGGTGTCGCGGATGATCGCGGACCAGCCGCGGAACGCCCACATGCGGACGGTCACGGCGGAAACGTGGAGCCATTCGGCGGCGTCGGGGCCGGAGATGGGGACGTCGGGATCGATCACGTCGACCTCACCGGGGGTGGACATGCGAAGAGCCCCACCGGTGAGGGTGAGGCTCTAAGGAGTATTGGGCATAGCTGTACTAGCTGGAGCCAGTGTTACACATCGGGTTCGGGAGCGTCAACCGAAACGGTGTTATCAATCCGGCTGCCTACCGCGTCTGCGCGTTGATCACGTCGATCGCGGTCACGAAGAGGTCGGTGTCGAGCGAGTCGATGTCGAGGACCTCCACGGTCTGGCCGTTGCTGATGATGCGGAGTTGGTCGCCGTCGCGGACGGTCAACGCGCCCTCGGGGTTGACACCGAGTGAGCGGTAGAACGGGGCGGGGTCATAGGGGTGAGAGTGTGTCACGAATCCACGGTACCGCGCTCGCTACGTGCGGGCTGCTGGGCACAGTCGTACTAGCTGGGGCTAGTGCGCCACATCGAGTCCGGGAGCGTCAACGAGTCCCGTAGATATGCTTCGTGTATGCGTCGTTGGTGTAGCGGACGGCAACCCTGAACTGGTCTCCTGTCAGCTCATAGTCAGTGTCGGTGCCGTCGATGAAGTGGACTCGAACGCGGAGGTCGTCGTACGAATCGGGTTTGCTGAGACGGCTGATCGTGGCCGGGTTCAATCCGATCGCGGCAGCAACGGCTTCGCGGTCGACCCGTTCGCGCCAGGTCTGCATCCACTGGGCGAAGATCTCGTGCGAGGTGTCCTCGGCGAGCCGCCGTTGGGCCTCTGATGCGATCCGTTCGTTCTCGCGGTTCTCGCACTCGGTCGAGCAGTAATCGCTGCCAGCGCGGGCGCTGGGTATCGGTGTCCCGCAGGCGCACACAAGACGGCTCACGGCTGGTCCTCCACGCTGGCGCGCACTCTCCGTGACGCTGCTCTGGTCCGGCGGCGGGGCGCTCCCTCGGGAGAGGGTTGTTGTGTGAGACGCCGCTGAAGCTCGCGGTATAGCCTGCTGCGCCTAATGAGGCGGTGCCGCGGGGTGAGGATGAACATGGCGGCCGAGTAGGCGAGGTAGACGTCTTCTTCCGGGGTCCGAGGATGGTCGGGGATTGACGGGTAGATCGGGTTGACGCCGGAGTGGAGAACGGCGTTGATCATGGCCCGCATAGCGGCGCTGTCCCGCTTGCCCCACATTGGTTCGACGTGGACTTGCAGCGACCGGAGTTCGTCGATGTGCTCGGGTTTGCTCGTATCGTTTCCGAAGTCGATGTACTCGCCCATGCGGTGGAACTCGTCGATGGCGATGGCTGCGGCACGTCGGACCGCTTTTGCTGTTCGAGGATGCGGTCCTTGCGTGCTTCAAGCCAGGGCTTGGCGAACCACTCGGTGCCGAGCGAGACCACGAGGGCGACCAGCGCGGAGATGAGGATGTTGTTCACGGCTTCCAGGTCTCGTCGTAGTCGGGGTGGTCGCTGTAGACGGCGGCGAGGGCGCGCAGCGTGTCCTCGCGGTGATCGCAGGGCTGCAACTCCACATCGCAGGCAAGGCAAATTCCAAGCTCAAGGATGGCCCGCTTGGAGGCGACCTCGCAGAGGACACGGGCGGGCTGGAACCGTTCGACGTGGCGTGCGATCTCGTGCTCGATCCCCCATGGGCCGGTGATGATGCCGCGTCCGTCTGCGATGACAACTTCGTCGTTGTCGAACTCCCATGGCGGCTCTGTGTTGTACCCGTTCTCGGCCGCCCGTGCGGCGGCCCGTGCGGTGTCCTCATCCTCTTGGAGTCGGGCGGCCAAGAACTCGACGATGGAGGGGGTGGTCATGCTGTCACATCCAGTTCGAGGAGCACGTCTGCAGCTTCGCGAGTGAACAGCCACCGGATGATCCGGGCTTCGATGTTGCCGAGGTCGACATTGATACCGCCCATGGCAAGTCGTGAGCGGCTGAACCCGGCGGCGACGCTGTACGATCCGGCGCCGATTCGCACTTGGACGTCGACGATCTGGTAGTCGTCTGTGAGGGGTCGGAGTCCGCGCGGGTCGCCAATGTCGAGGGGCGCGCTGAACACTGCGCTGGTGGTGCCGCGTGGGGCGTTGTGCCATTGGCCTTCCAGGGGGCCGTCGACGAGGAGAATGGGTCGGGTCTGCTGGTTGGTCACGGCTGCTCCTGGTCTCTGAAATCACGGGGTTTATGTGTGCGGAGGGTACTTGTATGGCTACGGGATTTCGTGTGTTCGCTGGTCACGGCCGCTCCAGTCGTTCGAGGAACGCAGCCTTGGCCTGGAGTAGTTCCTCGGGCGTGTCGATGATCTTCACGAGCCTCGCGGCGGCGAGGACGTCGGAGGGCGGTGGGTTCTCCAGGTGGACGCGATACATGCGGAACCCGTAGATGTCCATGTCCCAGGTGTACTGGCCGCCAAGGAATTCGCGATGGATCTCCGCGATGATGCCGCCGGTCTCGTCGTTCACCTCCCACTTCCGGTAGGTGTCGTCGTGTTCGACGACCTTGAGGTGGAAGACGGCGGCGCGCATCGCCCGGATGACGTCACGCCAGGTCGGCTCGGGCACCGGTTCCGGTGTCGGCGACCGATACTCGGCGAGCGCCTTGCGCTGGCCGTCGGTGAGGCCGTCCCCGTGGAAGTCGAAGAGCCCGTCGATCGTGTTGAACGTAACGCCGCCATCGAGGCCGTGGAGCTGAATGCCGTCCTGGTCGTAGACCTTGGACGGGTCGAGCCCGAACGCAGTGACGAGTGCGATGCCGTGGCGGTTCTGCCACGCGATCGCTTCATCGATCGTGGTCATGATTCATCCTTCCACGGGTGGCTTGGATGTCAAGGAGCAGCGGAGGCGCTGCCAGAGCGTCGCCGGCCGCCACATCCTGCCGATGACCAACTGGCCCCTGTTGCCTTCGCTTGCGTCGGCCACACGCCAGAACCTCTGGCAGGTGTCGCACCGCCAGAGATCCCCGACCCTGCCGACCGCGCCGATGGCGGGGATTTCGCCGCTGGTGGGCGTGCGCATTCGTGTGTCGCCTGCTGTCGACGTACCCAGGTCACGGTGTCTCCTCCAAGGCTCGACGCAGCCGGTCGAGCATCGTCTTCTTCGAGGTCAACTCCGGCGGCGTCCCAGGATCACCGGGCGAGCCGGTGCGAAGCCAATGCCGGTAGTGCTCGCCGCACCAGCCACGGGAGAGCGGCCGGCATTCACAGCCTTCGAACCGGCAGACCGGTCCATTGCGGTCCATCCGGGCCGTGATGCGGTTGGTGGTCGGGGAGCTCATGCCTCTCCCTCGACGCCGCCGCGCAGCTTTGCGGCACGGACTTCGAGCCAGCGCGCGTCCACCGTTGCTGGGACACCGCGCAGCGCCGGCCGTGCCCGAAGCTCGGTTGCGATCGCTTCGAGCTCGTCGGCCTTCACCGCGTTGATCGCCACGGCCGCCGCGCCCCAAAGCGCAGCGACCGTGTTGCCCGAGAGCTGTGCGGTCGTGCCCTGTGTGGACGTCAGCAGGTTGTCGTTGTTCACGGTGTCTCCCTCGTGATCGATGGGTTCTGACCTGGGCTGGGATTCCATGGGTCACGCGTCCTGCGTGGCGAATGCCGCCTGGAGCTTCGTCCACCGCTCGTACTCGTCGCGGCTGTATCGGGCGTTGCAGCGTGGGTCGACGCAGACGACGGTGTCGCCCTGGCGGGTGAGGGTGTAGCCGTCGCATTCCCTGCAGGCGACGCCGTCGATGCGGTCTGGTTTGGAGTTGCCGGGGTCGTTGAGCCGGTCGAGGCGGCGGGCGAGCGCGGACAGGTACGCGGCGTGGTCGCCGATCGACTCGGGGAGGGAGTTGCACGCCCAGTCGATGCGTTTGTCGAGCCAGTCCGCGAGGCCCGCGACGGTCGGCTGCGGCAGGGACTCGGAGGGGTGGGATTCGCGCCAGGCGGGGAGCCACGCGGAGGCGATGTGCCACAGGATCCTCGCGGCGGGCAGGACGCCTTCCTGGTCGGGTCCGACCGGCAGGAGGGGGATGGTGATGGCGGGGCCGGTGTAGGCCTCGTCGAGGACGGCGATGCGGACGCCGAGGGGTGCTTCGTGGCTGCCGGAGACGCGTTCGCGTTGCCCGCCGCCGGGGGTGGGGTCGAGGAGGAGGTGTGCGCGGGGGATGCGGTGGAGGAGCCCGTGGAGTTGGGGTCGGCATTCCTCGCACGAGTGCTGGAAGTCGAAGTAGTTCGGTGCGGGGCGGCCGTCCTCGCCGTCGCGGCCGAGGCCGGGGCAGGTGCGGCAGACGCGTTCGGTGCGGGTGGTGTGTTCCATGGTTTCCTCCTCTGACGGGTCGAGGGGTGGGCTGTGGACTTGCGAGGGCGATCAGGGGTTGTCTATGGGCGGGGCGGGGTTCCCTGCCTTGTGGCTGATGGCCGCGTCCGCTGGAAGGTCGCTACGTGCCGGAGGTCGGGGAAGCTGAGGTCGGCGCGCCGGCCAGCCTCTGCCACGCGCTTGAGCACGGCTGGCATGAGGTTGTCGTCGTAGACGCCAGCGTCGCGTTGCGCTTCGATCTGCTTGGCCTCCCAGTACGCCCAGGCGCGGCTGGCGGGCGGAATGGTCACCGTGTAGACGCCGTCAGCAGGATTCTGCTTGGCGGCTTTCCGTGCGCGGGCGTCACGGATGTCGGTGAGCAGCTCGATGGCGCGGTCGACGCGGCTTAGGAGCTGCTCGTGGGTGTCCTTGGTGGTCACTTCTTGTCCGCCTTCTCGTCTCGCATCTCGGCGATGCCGTCGCCAGCGGCCGCGGCGAGGATCCGCACCAGCTTCCAAGCGGCGATCGCGGCCATGATGCCGAGCGCGTCCAGGTACCCGAGTTCGGGCAGTTCGGGGAGCCAGAAGAACCGGACGGCGGTGGCGATGAGGAGGAACATGCCCGCGTAGACGGGGATGAACGCGACTTGGACGGTGAGGCGCAGCCCGGTGTGCCTGGGCAGGCCGATTGAGGTTGTGGTGGTGGTTTCGGTGGTCACGTTGACTCCTTGGTTCAGGTCGTGCAGCGGTTGAAGACGATGAGCAGGCCGAAAGCCGCCGCGGACAGGGCGATGAAGGCCGCGGCGAGGCCGGCGTAGGTGGCGGTCTCGCGGAGACGGCTCACCGGTCGCTCCGGGGGCCGTGGTCGCGGGGGAGCCGCTGGCGGCGTTCGGTGGGGCCGGTGCCGCGCTGCTGCTGGTGTTCGAGGGCGCGGAGCTCGTCGCCGGTAAGTGTCGGCTCGGGCTCTGCACTAGGGGCCTCCCAGTAGCCGAGGTAGTAGGCGTCGCGTGTCTCTCGGAGCGACCGGCTCAGGATTTCGGGCGTCAAGAGCGCCGGTGTCACGGTCTGGAGTCGCCCGTTCTCGTCGAGGACGCCGAGGGTGACGCCGGAGGCGAGCTCTCTGGCAGTCGGAGCGTTGGAGTCTGCGATGTCTGGCACCCACATGATGCGGGTGGTCCCATTGGCTTCGTCTTCGACGACTT